GTGGAACACCGCTTCATCAGCGGCCACCAGGGCGGCGGGGAACTTGCCAAAGTCCTCAGCCGATAGGGGCTGGTAGCCCTTCCCGAACACGCCGAACACATCCCCGGTGTCCCGGCGGGTGCAGGCGAATCGGTTTGGCACCTTGTGGTAGGACACCCCAGGCTTGTCATCGCCTGTTTTGATGTTGCGCTCGATGAAGATGGGCTTCTTCACCTGCCAGTTCAACCCAGCCTTCTCGATGGCCTCTTCCCAGGTCACAGCCCCCTCCAGGCTGTGGCCGATCCCCTGCCAGGGAGCTTGTGCCGTGTACATCATGCTGTCGATCCCGTAGTTGTTACTCATGGTCCATCTCCTAGTGCCTAAAATTTGGGTCTCCATCTTTATTGTAGCAGATTATCATCCTAGCTGACAACCTGGTTAAGACAACCTGGTCCACTTCTTTATGCGTCCTGGGATGTGCTGTTCACAGTACCAATCATTATCCCTTAGGTGTTTACCTTCCCTTTTACATTGTCTTTTTGGGTATGATTTATTAATGGCCCGACAACGTATCATGTAGTCACTGATTGCTTTGAGTCCTGTTCCCATTACACTTCTCCTTCACGCACTTGCCTAGCAGAAGCCACAACAGTACCTAGGCTGCTGTCCAGGGCTTGGGCCACAGCCTCTCTCCTGGCCTTGCTCACTGCCCAGCGGAACCCACACTCTTTGGAGCAGAAGTAGCCGTTGCCAGCAAAGCCATACTCCCCCAGCCAGACGTTGACCGAGACATAAGGCCTCGCTCCCCAGGCCCACCGGCGTATGTGGGTGATCCCCTGGTAGTCAGCCCCGTACCTCTCCCTGGCCTTCTCCTCGATCTGATCATCGGTCAGTTCTTCCCACTGGTTGAACATCGTGGTGTACTTGGCAAGCTGCTTGTTACATTGTTTGCAATCAGGTCTCATTACACTTCTCCTTTGGGTAATTGTGTACCACCTGGGAGCCTCTCAGCCCCCAGGCGGCGCTGGTTACAGGCCTTGCAGGTCCTGCTCTCGCTCCGATTCAGCCATCACGTCCTCGACCTCGGTCTCCACCCGGCTGCGGCGCTTCTCAGCGGCTTGCCTACCCCGGTCTGACCGGGCCTCTTTGATGATGGCTTCCCGGTGGGAGATTATCTTGTCAATGACCTTCCCTGGTAGGCGCATCATTTCGCCTCTCAGCTCCACCGTGTAACTGAATTCGCTGTCCAGGCAATTTGTCTGCACTATGTAGACGTCTGTGGTCATCAGGTCATCGTCTGTGTATCGGGCTTCCTCATCAGCCCTGCGAATCCTGGCATTGTAGACGGTAGACCGCTTCCGGTACTGACCTGGCAGCAGGCCTACCCTGCTCCTGGGTTTGGACTTGGTGGTCTTTCTAGCTTTGATGATATCCCTCTCCTATCCAGCACACTTGTATAGTTGTGCGCTGACCGGGCCAGGGGACCGGAGTCCCCCAGCCCTGGTCAACCCGCAACCTAGCCCAGGTGGACGGGGTAGCCCAACTGGATCATGACCGCCTCTACGATGGCCTTGCTGTCCCTCAAGCAGGTGCCGAACTTGGCCCTCACCTCTTTGATGGCATCGACCTTGTTGTAGCCAGCCACCTCGACACCCGGCACCTCATGGCTCCTGACTATCTCGATCACCTCATCCACCGGGATGCTGATCTCGATGGTGCAGGTGAAGTTGCTGATCTGCTCGGGCTTGTAGTTGATCTGTAGGTCTGACATTATTCTGCCCCCTGGTGTTTGATTGCCACCCGCCCTGTGTTGCTCTCCATGACCGGCACCATGCCAGCCAGCACCTGGCCCATGCCATCTGGCCGGTACTCCCGGCTGTCCTGCTCTGCGGATGGCTGGCTCACCTCGTCCATGATCGACTCCAGGCTGTACTGTGGTTCCATGATGTCCCTCTTGCAGTTAATCTGGCTGGTTAGCCGTCTGCCAGGGTAGCTGGAACCGTAGCTCCAGCCACCTATGGCAAGGGTCAACCTAGAATGGTAGCCCATCGTCTGGCAGGGTTGGTTCGACTGGGCGGGCTGCTGCCGATTCACCCGCTACTTCATCGTCCTCATACTGGCCCTCACCAGCAGCTTCACTGAAGTCCTGCACCGTCACGCCGTCCCAGAATGGGTTGGGCACCCAGGTGTCATAATCGGTGAGCAGGTACTGCGCTGCTGGGCGAAGGTGGCCCTCTTGTTTGACTGCGGCCTCTTCAAATTCAAAGGGACTCATGCGGTTGAAGTCCATCTCTTCCTGTTCTTGGATGTTCATGTCACCATCTCCTGTTATTTGGTTTCAGCTACTTGGAATCCCGGTGGAAGGACAGGGCAGAGCCGGTCATAGGCTCCGCATACCACCTGGGCTGGCCATGCAGGGCGAATGTGGGGCTGCTGCGCTGGTAGGCGTCGGTCAGGCTACCGCCTAGCTCCTCGGTCCAGATGTTCCCCGGCCCTGTGGCTATCACTGCCCACTCATACGGCCCAGCTTCCCAGTACACCGTAGGGCTGTCGCAGTAGGCAGACTCCCTGATGAATGCACCCTCTCCCCCTGGCATCTGCTTGATGGCCCTCAGCACCTGGGCGGCGGCTCCCCTGGCCGTCTTGGCTGTGATCTTGTGCTTGGCCCTTAGTTCCAGTTCCTTGACTGTCATGGTTGTCATGGTGTCTCTCCTATAGCTCTCAGATTCAATACCACCAGGCTCTCGCAGTCCCAGCCATATAGCTGCTCTCTGATCCCCAGCATGGGTGACGCCGTACTCCTGAGACCGTCCAGTGTCAGGTACACCACATCCACGCCCCGCTCGGCCATGCTCTCCCAGTCCGGGTAATCCCCAGCCCAATCTAGCTGGCCGAGGTCTGCGCTGGAGTTGATCACGATGGCCCGGTCCAGGCTGATCTCTAGCTGGATGCCCACAGCCAGGCGCTCCAGCCTAAAATCCTGCTCCCGGCACCAATCGGCCCATCCCCAGGCGCTGTCCACCGGAGAGGCCCACAGGCCGCCCATGGGCTTGCTGTGCTGGCTATTGGCCACCGTGGGTGCCAGTTGCCATGGTGTGGCTGTGTAGTGGATGCACTGCATGGTTAGCTCCTGTATCCCTGGCTGATTCTGGCCATCCTGGCAAAGTAGTCTTCCTGCTGTACGAACTCCCGCCAGGACATCCGCTCGTGCCCTGCCTGCACCCTCTCGGCGTTGACCTGGGCGAACTTTACCCGCCTCTCCGAGAGCCTGGCCTGCATCTCCTGGTAGCCCTTGCTGAACTCTGCCATGGTATCTCTCCTGGTGTAAATTTCAGGCCTTGACCGGCCATGGCTGGCCATCACCGGAGTGATGGCCAGGGAAGCGGTCAAGTCTAGCTGAATATGCGAACATCCCTGGTGGGTATGGTCACCCCAACCTTGCCTGGCTTCCCGGTCTCCCTGTCCACCTGGGTCAAGACCTCTCGGCCAGCTACACCGTCCTCGGTCTTCTTCCAGGCGTCCATCTTCCGGTAGTTGTTGCCCTCTGGCTTGCCTGAGCGGTACAGGCTGCTGTCCTTTACCAACTGCTTGGGAGACAGCCTCAGCGGCTCCTGGCGGGTCTTCATCTCCCTGACCATCTCTTCTAGCATCCGGCGCTTGTTGTCCAGGTCCAGCCATTGCTGGGTGTCTTCCAGGGTGTCAAAGGTGGGGGTGTAGTAGCCCAAGCCAAAGCGGCTCCCGTCCTCGTATATCGCCCAGCAGTCCTCACGCTGGGAGTAGGCTGGCTTGATGGTGATCACCTTGACGAACTCCACGATCTTCCGCTCCTTGGGGTCTCTGATGTTCTCGATGATTGCAAACATGGTCTATTCTCCTAAGCTTAAATTTGAGTCTAGCTGATGTAGGCGTGGCCACCAGCGGTCAACGTCACGCTGTCAGCCTCTGTGATTGGCTCCCCTGTGGCCTTGAGGACAAACGAGCCGCACTTGTACGGGTTGTACGATACCTGCCGATCCGGGTGATGTGGTCCAGCTACCACGGGCACCCGTTCACCCTTGATGAATGCGTGGACGTTTTTCCTCTGCTCCCTCAATACCTTTGCTCGGCCAGCAGGCTGGACCACCAGCTTAGCGCCAGCTAGGCACACCTGCTCGGCGTGGTCCACGACTAGCCCGGTCTTGCTGTCCCGTATCGACCATGAGCCTGTGTGCAGGTTCCGGTAAACTTCAACTATCATGCTTTACTCTCCCGCTTAATTTGTAGCTGTGGCCTAGCTGATCCGGGTCAAGCCGTTGTGGGGGATAAACTCGTAGGTCCGCTGGCCGTTGAGGCTCTCCAGGGTGTAGATGTCCGGTAGCCCGTCATACTCGGCCCGACAGCTTACGACCTTGAGGCTCAGAAAGCCTACCCGTACCACCTGGCCGGGAGTCCAATCTTGCTTGCTGTTGCTTATGGCCATGGTCTCAATCCTTCAGGCTCAATCATCGGCGGGTGGTGCCTAATCCACACCGTAGCCTGCCAGCCTGGCAGACTTTCATGTTTTAGCTGTGGCTTACCATCCGGGTGCATGTATGCCTATCACTACGGGGATACCCTCGAATGCTCGTGATCCGCAGGCATGTCCCTTAGGTGTGCATTCACCACACTTGCCAGGACATACCCACACCCGGCCAAGTCCCTGTGCCTTGGCTGTGGCTCGTAACTCTGCTGCCCATACTTGGAACTCTGGTAGCTTGTGGCTCGGCATCTTGTGCGAGACTGGCAGCGCTAGGAACCGTTCACGTACAATCGGGAGACCGTCGACATTCACAAGCGCTTTCATCTTAGCTTCCATGTTGGGACCGTATTTGCTGCCGCTTGACAGGTTCAACAGGTAGTTAGCAGGGAATGAGCGTCCGAGCTTGTCCCATGCTAGGAATACTGGCCAAGACTTGGAGTAGCCATAAACCCGGATGTCTGGCCGCATTTCGAGTAGCTGCCAGTAGAAACGCATCTCTTCAAGGTCCGTGATATCACCGTCAACTAGCAGTCTGAAGTCTACGTTAGCTGGCAGCGCCTGCCAGGCTTGGACCATATGCACCCGGCCAGCCTGTGAGCGTAGCAAGATGGTATTTTGTAGCTGGCGAAAGTATGGGGCAGCATAGCGCCATGCCTTGAATGAGTAGCACCACCCGTTGACTAGCTTAGGACCGGCTTTATCATCCGAGACCCTAGCAAGTACCAGACATTCTCCAGCGCCGGGACATGTAAAGCCTGGCAGTACTGACCATGCATAGAACGGCAGCTTTCCATTACCCTTGGCGTACACTTTCCATTGTGGCTGGCCAGTCTCGATGAAACGTTCAAACTTGCGGTACTCACGTTCCCATGTTGAGACCTTGCCGTTTGGCTGTCTGACCTTGAACCCGTCTGGCATAGCTGGCAACGTCTGGCCAGGGTTGCGGAGTGCTTCTAGTGCGAACCGGGTTAGTTGCTGCCTGTCTGTGTAGCGTCCCATTTGTGTCCCTCCGAAGATTGTTTTTGTTGGTGCCTGTGGGCACCATTTTAAGGGGATTATCATCCGAGTCAAGTTTCCCTCAGGCGTGGCCAGTCTATGAGTTTTGGCACAGTCTGCCAATTGGTGGACCACTGTCAGGCGTGGATTACGGATTACGTCGCATTACCTGGCGATAATGTCGAATAGGTGGCATAGGTTTTAGCGTATGCAAGCCTGGCTGGCTGTGGTAGCGTCAAGCCATGTTGACAGCCAAACAAGAGGCATTTTGCGGGTTCATAGCCAGTGGCCACACAGCCATCGACGCCTATCGCCAGGCATACCGAGATGGTAAGCCAACTACCATAAGCTCAAGCGCCAATAAGCTACTCCGTCTGCCCCATATCGCCACCAAGATCGACAGTCTCAAGGCAGACACAGCCAGCGCCACAAGCTGGAACCGTGCCAAGTTTGTAGGCGTGCTTTGGCAGCGTAGCCAGGCAGCAAGCCAGGCTGGCCAGCATAGCGCCAGCATACGAGCGCTGGAGCTTATTGGCCGAGCCTGCGGGCTACTCGTGGACCGTGTGGAGCACAGTGGCAGCGTAGGCGTGGAGCACTATGCCAGGCTCACGATGGATCAACTTGAAGCACTCGCCAGGCACAGTGACAGCCAGCCAGCCATGGCCGAGCCTGGCCAGGCACAGGCAGCGCTACCGCCTGGCCACATTTCCGAGCCTGTGGCCGAGCCTGTGAGCCTGTGAGCCTGGCCGCTGTGGCCGTTTCACCGACAGACCCCCATCCAGGCGGTACCATAGGCCGGGGGGGATTCCTCCGTGTGGTTGGGCCCTCAGCGCCAGAAACCCCAAATTATTTTCACTAGGCTCAAGATAGGCACAAAATGACCACTCCCACAACACAGGAAATCCAACAGGCGGGCACCCTGGCCAGATTCGAGATGGCAAGGCGCAGCTTCCAGAAATTTTTGCCATACATCCAGATCATCGAGCCTGGCACGGGTATGGTGCCCCTGGACATCTGGCCCCATCTCCACGACGCCATCGGGACCATGGCCGACAGCCGCATGGTCATCTGGGCCAAATCCCGGCAGATCGGCATCACCACCATCCTCTCGGCCTACGTCCTGCATCACGCCTCCTACACGCCCAACGCCCTGGCCCTGGTCTTCTCCAAAGGGGAACGTGACGCCTGGGAGTTCCTGTCCAAGTCCCGTGCCACCTACGAATCGCTCCCTCCCGAGCTCCAGAAGCCCCTGGCCCAGCCCGACAACCGGGAGCAGATGACCTTCGCCTCGGGCTCCCGCATCATCACCATGCCCTCCACCGAAGCCGCCGGACGTGGACTCAACCCCACGCTCGTAGTCATCGATGAGGCCGACTTCCACGAATACCTCGACGCCTGCTACAACTCTGTCAAGCCAGGCCTGGACGACAACGACGGCCAGCTCATAATGACCTCCACCGTCAACCCGTACCACATGGCGTCCCTATTCCAGCAGCTCTACCAGAACTCGCCGGTCAACGGCTTCCAGCGCCTGTTCTTCGGCTGGCGCTCCCGGCCCAACAGGGACCAGGAGTGGTACGACGAGCGCAAGGCCCAGTATCCCGACCAG